GTCGAGTTTCCTCGGTGGGGTCATTACTAACCTTTTCAGGTTTTCACTACACTCTATCTTGCCAACCCCGATAAGGGTACAGGCTTTGTGATCTCTCTTTAAATGAGTTGGACTCTGTTGTTGCCACCACTATAGGCTGTGGTTCGCATGGTTTCAGGATGGAAAACTTGTATTACAAAGCTTAATCCACCTTAGATCCATTACCGCCCTCCTCACCCCGGACCAATTAAGTCCTTTTAGAGGTTTGGGCAGGCCCACACAAATATTTACTTCCCCTGTGCAAGGAAGGATCTTTTCCCATATTTAAGAAGATAAGCCGTATGGGGCGACATCGACGGTGAACTGAGTAAGGGTCGCGTTGGTAACGTTTTGTTGGAAAGTTTGGCCGGTAAGGAATTTAACAACGTACCAAACTGTGAAAGAGGTCCCAGCTGCAGCAGTTAACCCATTCGAATTGAGAACGGTAGCAGTGGAACCAGTGAAACTAACAGCACTGAAAGTGGTACCAGCGGCGTCGATTCCAATAAGGTACTCACTAGGGGCAAGAGCGGTAAGAACAAAGGCGTAATTGGCGCCAGTTATGGTCGCTGTGGTAAAAGGTGCTGTAGTTTGAGGAGTAGCGAGTGTTAACGCGAGATTGGTGGCATTAACAATACCATACTGTCCGGAAAGGGAATTGAAACCGATGCTCGACAACTGAGGTTCGGAAAGTCGGATCGTGTAACAAACAAAGAGCTCGGCTATGGTGGTGGTCACGGCCTGACCTTGGGTAGCCACCTGAAAATTGCCTATATCGTAGAGCTTGATGTCTGTGTTGCCTGGATTAAGACCGGCCCGTATAAAACGCTTGCCGAGTGCTTTAAGCTCAGCAGGCTTTGCAACATACACAACTGACTCCCAACTGGGAGAACTTACGGAGTCAGGGAACGAGTAAATTTGATCTTTACCGGTTGTTGCTGGGTCGGAGGCATCCCAATCAGTACCAAGAATGATGATACCTGGGAGAGTTGTAGGAGCAACAGTGTTGGTTTCAAATGACAGTCGCTCGAATTCGTATTTCTCGTACTGCTGTGCAATAGTACTGAGCCAAGGGAAGGTGGTATGCCAACCTGGATTGAGGGGAAAGGTGGTGACGGCGTAATTGGTAGAGCCAGGGATCTCACCTATATATTCACAATGGGTGACATAAAGAGAGCCGCCCTTACCAAAAATCTGGGTAGGGGCAGGAGAACGGCGAATTCGGCCTTTGGCAACAGGAGCGTTGACACGTAAGTTGAGTGCGTTGCCAGGAAAATTATTTTTGGGAGGTTGGAGTGCTCGCTGCTTGCGCCTCTTCCTCATTTGAGGTTTAGACGCTGGGCGGGGGCGTGGGTTGTTAGCCCGCTTGAATTGTGCTTGATTTCGGGAAGACATATTATACTGAGGTTGGGAAACTGTAGGAAAAGAGTCGTTTGATCGGTCGTTGATTTTGTTTCTGTTTCGTGAGTCGTAGTCGTAACGGTAGTCACGTTCTCGTTCAATAGGATCGGAAAGAAGATGTGAGAATCGGTTCCAAAGTGAGTTTTTCTGTGAAGGAGGTCGGTCGCGAACGATCTTAGTCTTGTAGTAAGGTAGTTGGTAATGTTTAGAGTGCTCCGTGGAGTTAAGCTTGGTGGGATGATTCTAGACGGCTATTAACTCGTTCTAAAATGCGTGTATGATCCGAAAGGGAGCTGGGTAGGCGCTCCGGTTTAATAAAGCGAAGGTCAATGTAATCAGAACCGTCATAGCCCCAAGTCTCACACTGCTGTTGCTTGCCGAACACAATTGGTTGCCAATTGCGCAAATAGGCTTCCATTTCGAATTGGCGATCAACGCTTATACCAAAAGCGGCCGCGAATTCAAGTCTTGATCGAATTGGAATAGGTTCGAAATGGAGTTTTCTCAAATGTGCAGAAGCAGTTTCAGACTTAGTCATGAATAGGGTTTTGGACTCAAGAGATTTGAACTCTTTTCTAGTTCTGATGGCCAATGGTGAATTAAGGTAGTCATGTTTGACAAATGTTTTAACTCCGTGGGAAGAACGGCATATAGCCTTGGCAAATTCTTCTAAAACAGGAACACCACGGTGAAGTATGGCTTCACAAACCCCTATTGTAGCTAACAACCTTAACCTACCCCGGGGTTGAGTATTCCACTTCGGGCCGACCAAGTCATTGGCCATACATTTAAGTGGATTCCTTATAAACTTATCACCATAAACTGTGTATATCGGAGAACTTTGGCACCAGTTGACTTTATTATACTCTGTCGACTGACTTTCAAGTTTGACCTCATGGCCGTACGTGAGGAAGATGGCGGGCAACTCAGCGACGAGTCTGTCGCGGAATTCTTCTTCAACAATGATAAGAGTATCATCGCCATCAATAAGTACTTCATAGTCGCCGAAACGACGTTTAAGAGCTGCGCATATCATTATTAGCATTATAATGCAGTTTCCAAGAGCAGTATTCATGTCTCCACTCATCCTTTTACCACGAGTAATGTACTTAAGACCAAGCCTGGTGGCGCAGCGATTAAGAAGCTGCTTGGAGAGGAGAAATGCTAACCAAAATGAAGATGTGCAGAGGAGGTAAACTAAGTGCTCAATAGCCAAAAGTTCAGCTACACAATGTTGATCAAATCGGACCATGTCAATTCCGAGAACGAAAGGTTTCTTAAATTTTGCCATTTTATCTTTGAGGAGAGTGGCCCTTTGATGAGAATTTAAACCTTTTCCCATAAGACGGGAAGCAGGGAGAACATAATCATCATCGGGGAGTGGAGGTTGTCCTTCAAAGGAATAGAGGTAATGTTCGAGGGCCTTCAAGTATCGAGCTATATCAACACAATACCTTGGGTCACGAAATTGAATTATACGGGGAACAGCCCCTGGCTTGGGACTCACTTTCTCAAATTTAACGAAAGACGTTATTTTGGAAAATGAGTCTCGCCAACCATTCAAATGAACGTAAAGCTCAGCAGCAAGGTATCGTGCGCGTTTGGCACCTCTATAAAGGAGTGGCATAACTCCAAATGGGAGGGGATTGACATGTGGGAGGAAGGAGGCAACGAACCTCGCCGCAGATCGAAGTTCGGAAAGGCCTTCCTGTGTTGGATGTGGCACCCGAGTGAGCACCCGGGAGCAAATTGCATCGACTTGATTACAGATGCAATTATGATGGCAAATGGGGGAGACGACTTCTGGAAAATCAGGAACTGCTAAGAGCACGTATCGTCTCGTGTGTGGGCCCGTGAGATCCGGCCTGCAAGTGATCTTACAACCGGGGTCGCACTGAGAAGGTGTGAGCACCGGACGCGGAGGGTTACAATTCTCAACGCAACAGATCGCCGGAACCTCACTCGGGCCAAACTAATGAGGGGGTAGTTCGCCAGCGAAGATTTTACCCTTCGCTAACGCATCGCCAACCCATTGCCATCGCAGCTTGCGGAAGGTTAGGCGATTCATGACATCTTCAATTGGGTTACGTTCAGTAAGTGCACTCATTACAGCTGAAGTTTGCACTGCAGTATCAATTTCACTGAACTCGAGCCGGTTACATTTCTGGGAAATAGTGATGGCGAATGATTTTTGATCGTACATGGACTTATCAACAAAGGCAGTGCGGACAAATGCGAAGCTTAGCACCTCGGGATCGCAAGCGTACTTGTCAGCAAGTCGTTGAATTTCA